AACAATACGAGCAGAATTAAAGGGCACAAGTGCTTTAACGAGTCTTTTAAGTTATTCAAATAGCCCGATTACTTTTAACATTGGCGGCTCGGCTGAAACAGAAGCATTACGAATTGATGGCTCTGGGCGCGTGGGTGTCGGCACATCGGCTCCCTACAACGTTCTTACCGGTAAATCACTGAGTATTGGCAACGGCGTTGGTGCTGCTGAAGTCAATTTTTTGTCTGCAACTAATGGCTATGGCTCTATATATTTTGGCGATGGAACATCTGGAAATGCAACGTATCGAGGTTACCTAGAGTATGTGCATACCGATGATTCAATGCGTTTTGGCGCAGCTGCCAGCGAGCGGATGAGGATCGACAGCTCGGGAAATGTAATGATTGGCACGACAAGTGCTGCTTCTTATTCTCAATTAACTGTCCGAGCCACGTCACCACAGCTCAGTCTTTATGCAACTCCAGGTCAAGTTAGTTGCTTGAATATGGGGGATACTGATGATAATGACATTGGTCAGGTTTGTTACAGTAATAGTGATAATTCAATGCGATTTGTCACCAATGCTGGTGAGCGGATGCGAATCGACAGCTCGGGCAGCTTGGGCCTGGGCACTGACAGTCCCAGCACTTTATTAGACGTTAGAGGCGAAATTTCTGTTGCATATAACGCTAATTATGGCATTCGTTTTTACAATCAAGCTAGAAACAATTGGTCAAGTATTGGCAATAATATTGCTTCAGGATCGTCAGCCGCAAACCTAGTTTTTAAGGACTCAACTGGCGAAGTTATGCGTCTAGCCGGGGGCAAGCTGTTGGTGGGGAGTACGGCAACAAGTAATACTGGGCTTTTATGCGTCAAAGGCAATGCTTCTAGCAGTACGGGAGCAGGTCAACTTACACTTCAAAAAGGTACAGGTGTTACTGGGGCAGATCAAGAGTTAGGTTCGTATAACTTAGGAGAAGGCTCTGCAAGTACAGCAAAAATCAGAGCTTTCACAGGTGCAAGCTGGACAGGCACCTCTCGGCCTACTCATTTAACTTTTGAAACTACAGCTTCAGGTTCATCTGGTCCTAGCGAGCGGATGCGAATCGACAGCTCGGGGCGCGTAGTGATTGGACATACGTCGCCACTTAATGATGCTCAGTTAACTATTAGCGATAATGATGCGCCTGCTATCGCTTTCGAAAGATCCGGCTCAGGTAAGTTTGAATCTGCTATTGGAATGAATGCTGATTCTGCCCTCAGATTTTATGTTGGCGCTAATTCAGATTCTATTGCAGGCTTGAATGAGGCTATGAAAATCGACGGCAATGGTCGAGTTTTGATGGCTCATGACGGAAGTTACTACAGCTCTGGCTTAAGTCTGTCTGTAAGTGCCAGCGATAACGGGACTGTACAGGTCATGAGAAACACTAACGCTAGTCTTACAAATTCGCTGATATTTGGATATGTATCAAGAACATCAAACAGTGCTTTTCAATATATAAAACTTGCTGCAAATAATGCAGGTGACAATGATTTTATTCTCCGCGGTGACGGTAACGCCTACGCAGACGGCTCTTGGAACGCTGGTGGCGCTGACTACGCTGAATACTTTGAGTGGTCTGATGGCAACTTAGCCGCTGAAGACCGTCGTGGGATCAGCGTTATTTTAGATGGCGACAAGATTCGCGAAGCTGTTGCTGGTGAAGAGCCTATTGGCGTTATTTCTGGCAATCCTAGTGTTGCAGGTGATGCAGATATTGACAGCTGGAAAGGCAAATATCTCCGCGATGATTACGGCACTTACATTCAAGAGGACTATGAAGTTGAGGACGATGATGGCAATACCGTTGTTCAGCAACGCCGCCAACTCAACCCTGACTACAACCCTGATACTGAATATGTTTCCCGTGAAGATCGTCCCGAGTGGGATTGCGTTGGTCTGATGGGCAAACTGCGGATTCGCAAAGGTCAGGTCACTGGTACACGCTGGATCAAAATGCGAGATGTCAGCGACACTGTTGAGGAATGGCTTGTCCGTTAATAACGTTGCAGCCCTTGAGGCTGGATAGCAAACCGCCCCATGGCAACGTGGGGCGCCAAAGTTACACTTCCTTTATCTCACCCTTTTGCCATGCCCACCATTACGTGGAAAGTAAATACGCTTTCTCGCACTCTTGGTAACGGTCGCGTTGACTCTGTGCACTACGGCGTTGATGCGCGGTCAGACGATGACGTCTATTCCGCTGGCGCCTATGGCGAAATAGCCCTGGAGGGTGACGTTGTCACTGCTTACGCAGACCTCGAAGAGGCCACTGTTGTGGGCTGGGTCAAAGCCGCTCTGGGCGACGACAAGGTTGCAGAAGTCAACGCGGCCCTTGAAGCGCAACTAACAGAACAGGCCACTCCTACTACCGGCACGGGTGTGCCTTGGTAAATAGTTCCACTAAGGTCTGCATGTTTTCTTCTGATAAACATGAAGCGCTTTTTGATTGTTGCTTCTGCCGTCGCTGGGGCTGTTGCATTGGGCAGCCCGTGTGTGAAGGCCGAAAGCAACGCGTACTTCAATCCCGAATACAACAGCAGTTGGTCGGGGAGCAAGGCAACAGGAACGAGCCTTGACTTGCACGTTGGCTATGAGTCAGGTCCATTCTTTATCCAGGGAGGACCAGCCTTGCAGAACGACACACTTGATAACGAGTGGGGTTTGACTGGTAAGGCTGGCTTGTCTGGTGACTTGACCAAGTCCACCAGCATGTACGCCGAAATTGGCGCCGGCAAGTTCGACAACAGCGACCTGGCTGGCTACATGAAGATTGGTTCTAAGACCAAGTTCTAATTAATGGACCCATTGCGGCTGCCATCCATACAGCTGCCTGGGTCTATTGATTTGCCAAGGCCATCGATTGAGGAGCCGGTGTTTCCGGCTCCCTCTCATCCACTGTTAATACCGCCAAGCGTTCCACCAAAGAAACCACCGAAGCCAAAGCCACCACCGCAAGGCATTGACCAAAGCGCGCGTGATGCTGCCAAGCGATTGCAAGAGCAAGTCCGGCAATTAAACGACAACATCCAGGCGCAACAGGAAACGATTGACTTACTAGTTAATCCGCCTGTGATTGAAGCTATTGAGGTGCAGGCTCCGCCGACTGCAACGTTGCCGGGGACGTCTCTTGAGTTTGCTCTGCCGAGTCCTGAGGTTGTGACAGTGGCTGCGACAACGGCGGCAGCGGCAGCGGCTGCGTCGGTTGGGGCGACTCTTGCTGCGCAGAACTTGGTGAAGGTGTTGAAGCCTGCGTTTCAGACGGCTCTGAAGAAGCTGGCAAAACTACGGGGGAAAGACCCTGAGACTTTCGGTAGACGTCGATTGAGACTACGTCGGAGCAAAGAGTAGCTCCAAGATTTGAATCAGGGTGCAGCATGAACCCCGTCTTATAAAGCTCGGCACATTTCAAGGCACGCACTAAGTGGTAGTCAAGTTGCTCCTTGTCTAACGCCTGCTGCTGTGCCGCAAGCTTGCGCCGCACCATGGCCTTACACATCTCAGTAATGGATCCATCCAGCGGGATGTTGACGCTGAGCTGCATGCCAAAGTTTTGCGCACGGGTGTAATCCTCTGACGGCATTGGATCAGCGTGCGCCTCTAAATGAAATGGCGTCATCACTAGCGTCGGCCCGTTGCAACTGACGTTGCCGCCAAAGTGCTGACGACTAGGTGCTCCGTTGTTGTTGAACTGAACCGATTGGTTGGTGTTATTGCTAGTGGCTTGCGCTTTGGGTGCTGAATTATTTGTTGTTTCTGCTGCGGCAGGTGCCGCAATCATTATTGCGAGAACACACTGAGCGACGTAGTGGTGGAATCGGTTTCGATTGTGCGGTCGATGTCGATCTGCTCGATTAGATAGTCCGCTTCTCTGGTTGTGATTTCCAAGGTAAATGGATCTCCGTCCGTTGTTAGATCCCATGTCGTTGCTGTGTTCGTGATGTCGGCAGCGCTAGGAGTTACGCCCTCGCCGGTCCAGGTCTGCATTTCGGAGCCATAGATCTGATGCTGGATCGTCTCTTCAATGGTCTGGGTTGTGGTTGTTGTGCTCTGCATTGAGCCGGTAGACCACGTCGGTGTGACCGTGTTGGTCAGCGCTGGTGCAGGCAAAAAGACTGCAAGCAATAGCCACTGCAGTTTCATGACTTTATGGAGGGTGCGGTTTTAGGAGTATCTAGCTTATTGCTGTCATCTTTTTTGCCGCCGGTCTTACCAACGCTTACGCCGTAGCTCGACAAAACCGCTGTCAGCATTGAAGCGGCAAACGTGGGATCCATGGCCTTGACCTGTCCTAAGTAGCTGAGGCTTAAGCAAGCCAGCGACCAGGCAAGAACAATGATGCGGATGAAGTCGGATAGCACTCCATTGCTGTGTTGGTCTTCGTTGTTAGCCATTGCAGAACAGCGCTACCGTTAAAGAGTAACGACAGCATCAACCCATGATCCTGTTAATCAGGCCAATCCTTTTTGCGTTCCTGAAAAATGACAGCGTTAAGAAGCTGATCGTTGATCTTCTAGGAGCGGCGGCAAAGACTACTGACAACAAGGTCGACGACCACATGGTGGCCATGGTCAAGCAAGCTTTGCTGGTGGCACCCAAAGTTTGACGCTGCGTGATTGTTCGTCGTAGTCGCCGGCTCGCAGTATGCGGGCCAGCCTTGCCGTGCGTATGGCGTCCGCTGTTTGCAGCCCTGCTTTGAGGTATGCACCAACAACCTTTGGCCACATTTCTTGCACGGTGATTAAGTCACCAAGGATCTTGTTTGCACCAACAGGGCCCACTCCCTTGACGCCTTTGTATCCATCAGTGCTGTCACCGGTCAGAGCTTGCGACATCCATGCACGGTCGGCGTCTATTTCGTTGATAGTTTCTATTGTTTGATTGGCAAGCAAGCGACATGGAACTGTCCGCATGTCTTTGTCGATCGACACAATGACTGGGTCAGGCACGCTGCCGTCGGTAGCAAGCAGGCCCATGCAATCATCAGCCTCCAGCATTGGCTTGACCACGCTGGGATAGGCGTCTTCCATCCATTGGCGTATAGCTGATAAGCAAAGTGGCTTGCGCTTACCAAGCCGGTTGGACTTGTAGTCAGGAAACTCCTCGTGTCTGAACGTGGGGTAGCTGCTGAGGCAAATGATTACAGCGTCGTCGTCAGCAATTGCTTGGTAACTTTCAAGCATGGTGACAATGGTGTTTTTTACATCGCCTTCGTCTGAGTGCAGGGTGTGGATAGTGTCAGTCCATCGGATGTCTTGCTCGTTGGCACTGCAGCCAACGTATGCAATCCAGTCGCCGTCAATTAGCAGAGTCATAACCCGAAGTAAGAAGACATAGGCACCGTGAGCCGACCAGTTTTGCTGTCAAATACCAGCTCATCTAGCGGCCCTGTTTCGCCAGAGAATCTGTTCTTCAACATGCGAAGCTGCAACTTGTTGCGCTCTTCATTGCTGCCCTGCTGGTTGCGTTCTGCGCCGATACAAAGGTCACTTAGTTGCGCAATTGCGTGGCTGCCCCTCAGTTGTGACAGGCTCGTCTGCCCACCCTCCTCGTGGCCGCGGCCTTCTGGGCGCTTGAGGTGTGACACCAGCACAAGGCCGACGCCTGTCTGCTCCACCACCTGTCGCAGCTTGGTGCATGTGACGTCCAGGGCCCGTCGCTCGTCTAGGTCTGCTATGCCGCTGACCACGATGGTGAGGTGATCTACCAGCACCACGTCTACGCCTTCAGACGTGGCCAGGTACTTGATCTGCTCAACCAAGCGATCAGGATCCATGCTCCCGAAATGGTCGTACAGAAACAAGTTGCCCGTACTCATCAGCTCGTCAAAAGCGGTGCGCACCTTTGGGTCATCAATTAATTCAGGCTGCAGGTGGATTGGCATGTTGATGTCAACGCCGACGATGCCTTGCAAAGACCGCTGCATGCTTTCTTCAAGCATGAACACACCAACCTTCAGCCCTGCTCGCAAGAAGTGGACGATCCACTCACGACAGATGGAACTTTTGCCGGCGCCACTGCCGGCAGCCAGCGTCACCATCTCGCCCTTACGAAAGCCGTGCGCTGCAGCGTTTAGCTTTGGCCATGGGTACTGACACACCGCTGACGCACCTGGCTTGACCAATGTTTCCCATAGGTCTGATGCGTTCTTGATGCCGTCAGGCCGCACAGGTGTTGCCTTCCACAGCAGATCTTTCAGGTGCTCACCCTCACCTGCAACCAGCATTTCGTTTGCGTCCTTGCGTGGCAGCCTGCAAATTGCTGCCTTGCCAGGTGGCAAAACTTGCATTGCATCTTCGGCTGCATTGACGCCCGGCTCGTCTGAGTCAAAGCACAAGACAATGCGGTTGAACTGACTTAACCACTGCAGGTTTGCGGCTAAATATTTCTTGGCTGATGATGCGCCATTCGGTAGTGACACCACGGGGAACTTGTTCCCTTGCACCTGTGACACTGACATGCAGTCGATCTCGCCTTCAGTGACAACGCAGAACATGTTTGTTCCGTTGCCATGGTTCTGTCGCCACAGGTGTTGGCCAAACAATTGCAACCCAGACGTCGTTCCAATCCAGCGGAAGCGCTTGTCCTTGTAGCGAAGATGCTGCGCAATCTTTTTACCTAGCTGATCTCGGTACGTTGCAACTTGCACCGGCTCACCATGGTGGCTGGTGACTCCGTACTCAAACTTAGTTGCAGTGTCCAGCGTGATGCCTCTTGCTTCAAGGGCAAGTGGCTTTACAAAATTAAGCAGCTCCACTTTTGGCGGGGGTAATGGTTCGTATTTAGGGAGACGCTCAGGCGGCGGGCTCTTCTCGATAACGGCATCGCAGCCGTAGCAGTACAGGTGTCCGTCGCTAAACCTTGCTGCGTTGTCCTTGCTGCCGCACTGCGGGCAAGGCTCATGCTTTACAAACTTCGATTTCCGTCGTTCTTTCATCGAACCATGTGGTGGGTATGTGGCCTTGGCACCAGACAAAACCATGACGATCTGCCCATTGCCCGTAGGTCAGTGACTTGGGGGCGCGGCTGAGCTTGACCTTGGCGTTCTGAAAACACAAGCGGATATCAATGTTTGGATGCGCAGCTTTCACGGCAAGCATCTTGCGCCGATCGATCGAGGTGAACAGCCCTTTGGTCTCAACTACACAGGTAGGCAAGATGAAGTCAGGCGTATAGACAGCCTCGATGCGATAAGGCAGGGCCTGGGTCTCGTATTGAAACGCCAGGCCACGCTTGTCCAAGCTAGAGGCAACGTTGGCCTCAAACTTGCTGCGGTATCTACCAGTTGCCTGCTTCGTCGACGACGGTCTCGACCGCCTGGGTGACGTCGCCCGCCTTGAACCCGTTGGTTTCTGCCTTGAAGCCAAAGCTTGTTGCCCCTCTGCTGTATTCAACAAACTCCAGAATCTGTGCGCCGAGCACCTTGCATGTGACGCCCGTACCTTTCGGCCCGGTGTAGCCAGCAATCGCAAAGTTCAAGCGGCCCGTGGTTTCTGGCCCCATCTTTTTTAGTGGGTCACGATTGCCAATGGCCTTGCCCTCGCTGTCAAACAAGGCAACCTCAGCCGACCAAGTGGTCCCGTCGTTGCGCACTCCATTGGCTTTGCGCTTCATCTTTATTGAAAAGACAGCACGACCCTGCTCGTCATTCTCAAACTTGTAGGGCTTGTCGTTCAGCTGCAGCTTGGTGCCAGGAGCACCACCACTTAAGTGCTGCATGTAAGCGGCGTAGTAGCGGTCCAACTCCTCGGCAAGCTCGGTCGCTGCTTCGGCTGGAACGTGTGCTGTGACTTTGTAAACAGCAGGTGGGTACTTGGTGTCGGGCTCAACCAGCCAGGCGTAAGTCAAACGGCAGGGTGGTGTGGTCAAAGTCTGGGAATCGAACTGTTGCGGTTTCATGTGATGAAGTATTCGGAAGATTTCACAAGGGAAGGGTCGAGCTGGCCAGCTTGTGGCCGTTCCAGCTCAACCTCGGTGTGTGTGAGGAGTTGGTCTGATATCAAATCAAACCAACGCTTTGAGTAAAGCGCAGCAAACGCTGCTCGGACAGAGTCGCGCAGTTGCGACATTTCTGCAGGCGTTGTGACGAAACAGTCATGAACGCCAGCCAAGTTAATCACGCCATGCGCTGCTGCATCGATGCTTGCCAGTGCCATGTGACTGGCATCCATGCTGTGCAAAACGTTTGGTGACAGGGCATTGGCCATGCGCCTGCTGTCTAGCTCGACGTCGTCGTCAACCTTGATCTTGATGTCCAGCCGCACGTCAGACAGGTACTTAAGTCGGATGCGTTTGACGTGGTCAGCCATGTACTGCTGCTGCACCAGAAGCCCACTTGGCGTGCGCCATTGCAATGCAACATCAGCCTTGCCGGCTGCTTTACCAATGGCACGGAACCATTTCATGGCCTGCTCTGCTGGACCGATGAGTGCCGATGCTTCCTTGTGCAAGATGCGGGCCATGTAATGCACGGTTTGCACTGCGCCCTTGCGGGTGGCCCATGACTTTCCACTGAACAGCTCTTGCGTGCGCTCGACTGCCCAGTCGTAGCAATGAAAGTAAAAAGCGCTGTGCGTTGCCGAGTACGGCAGGCACATCACCACCGGCTTGGCCAATGACCTGTCTGGTTGCATCCTCAACCATTTGCGTGCGTCTTCGTCGTCGTTGCTGCGCAAGACTTGCAGCACCCGATCGATGACAGCGCCATAAATATCTTGCGGGCTGTCTGATGGCAGCAAGTTGGTCAGCTTGCCCATGCCCTCATCACGCAGCAAGCCGCTGTAGTGCTGGATGCCGGAGCAAGTGCAGTCCAGCATGACTGGCAACTTGCATGCAAAGCCGTAACCCTGCCGCAAGAACTCGGCGTAGCTGCGGCAAAAAGCAAGAAAGCACCACGGTTTTTTAGCTCGCATCCAAAACTCAGCGTGCTGCCATGGGTCAGCAGCTACTGCCTGTATGCGTTCTTTCTCCTGATGCACCCAATCAATGCGCGCACGAAAGTTCAGCCCGCCGTGCCCATACATGTTTGCCCCATGCACACGCAGCCAGTCGGCCTGCTCCTCTGTCGTAATGGGCTGCCCGTCGCTAAATGCCAGCAAGCAACGGCTCATGTCGTTGCCCTGGGGGTTTAGGTATGGCGGGCGGTAGTAGTAGCGGCCACGAAAGTCCAATGACATAGGGAAATGCAGGCGCTGCTCATCAACAAACCGCTTGGCAACCCACAAGCATTTGGCAATGGCAATGCGTGCTGTCTTGGTCTTGTCGTTCTTGTCATGGATGCGGCGCGCTTGCAGTCGCCATTTCCTGACGCCATCGCTGTCTTCTGGCAGGTGCTTGGGGTATGGCGGGACCGGCCAGCCCTCCCGTGGCATGAGACAACCAACCTCAATGCTGCATTCGTAGGCATGCAGCACTTGCTCAAGCATCCAACTGTTGACCTGCCATGCCACTGCCTGGTGCAAGTTGGCAGCTTGCAGGTATGGCTCATCGCCCTTCGTGTGCTGTGCAACCAACTCTGCGTTTGACTTCATCAGCACCAACGGGATGGTGTCAGTCAGATAGCCGCCGCTGAGCGGTGACGTCCATGGCCGTGGCGGCACCAGCATTGGCAGATAACTGGGCGTCATCAACTTCTGCTGCTGCTTGACGTCTTGCACCCATGCCATGCACTGGTCAGTCGGCACAACCACCCGGCGTGGCGGCTTGTAACTGCGATCA